GCTGCTGCAGAATCTGTACCAAATTTAACACCATCGGCATCTACTCTTAATCTTTGAGTAGAAGCACTATAAAAGTTTAAATAATCACTAGCATGATTATAACCAACAACACCATAAGAAGTTCCAGAACCACCATCACTAAACAAAAGACCATTAGCTGTTGAATCAGCAGCACCTTTTATTTCTACATAATTAAAATTTCCTAACTCAACTAATAATTTTGGGTTTCCTCTAGTTACTGAGCCATCTCCACCTATAGAAACTCTATTAGCAGTAGAATCAACATACAAACCATGTGTATTAGCATCAGTTTCAACTCTAAAGTCAACATCTTTACTAGATTCATTTAAAACAGTTTCGGTTGAATTTATTGTTAATCTATCAGCTTGTGAACCACCTACATAAGTATAGAGTTGAAAACTACTATCTTCAGAACTATCAGAAGCATCTCCAATCGATGCTCTCATTAAAACCATTTCTATTTTTTGGTCCGCATCGTTTTCACCATAAAAATAAATACGACCTAAATCATCTCCATCAGCCGGAGAACCACTATTTCTATAAAGGTCTAACTGAGGACCACTATTTGCATCAGCATCTGTAGATATAAGTTGTAGCTGTGCAGTATTATCTGCTGTAGTAATAGTTATACCAGAATCTAAATCTAGTAATCCCGGTGAAACTTTTGTTATTGCCATATGTTATCTCCTGCCTGAAGGTATATAGTCTACGTATAAACCGTTAATTGTGTAAGGGGCTTTGGTATCCTCACTAATAAATGTAAAATTGTTACTGTGTCCACTACCTAATAGTGGTACTCTTATAAGTGGGTTCTCACCACCACCAAAGGTGTTTAAGTTAAATACAGCATCACCAAATTTAGATGGTGGATTAATAACTCCTAAATCAAATAGTGTAGGAGGTTGTGCTGTATTCGTATCACCATAATTAAATCTAACTTGTACATCAGGCTCTACTTGTCCTTCTGTACCACAAGATACTTTTAGGTAATGTAAAGTTTTTAAAGTTCCTAAATCACCATAATCATAGTCAGGTGTTTCGTATCTTGCTAGGATTGTACCACCATCAAAATCATTTCCTGTATCGTGTGTATATATATATCCATCTGTATCTCCGTGATAATATCTTTCAATATTATTACTATCAAAACCAGAGTTAATTGCTGTTACTTCTATTCCTCTAGTTTCTGACCATTGAAATCCATCTGGTCTTAATGTTCCAATAATTCCTCGTTGAACATTATTTGAAAAACTTGTGTTTGTATAGAATAATCTATACTGTGACTTTTCTCTAATAACTGTACTATTAATAATAAATGTATTAATGTTTGTAGCTATATCAGTTACTAAAGGTTGTATAGCTTTACTTACAGTTCCTAATTCAACGTCACCAATTCTTGCTGTACCTGCAACTGTTCTCAATCCATCTGGTGCTAAAAATATTAAGTCACCACCAATCTCTTGAATACTGTAGCCACTTAAACAACCTACGTTTTTTGTGACTGGTACTATTGCAATGTTACTTGAATCATTTATATTTATAAGTTTAAATATACTATTGGTACAAAATATAAATAACTCATTACGGAAACCTTTAATGCCTTCTATTTGGTCTTCTAAAACAACTGCACCTGACCCTGTACTACTAAAGTCTGTTGGGTCTAAAGTTCCACTAAAATAAACTGTACTTAAATTGTCTTCTACTCCTGCTGCAATTAAGTGTTTATCATTTACTGTAACATATTTAACACCTTTAGTTCCAGTTACAGTAATTTCTTCTGCAAAGAAAGTTCTACTATCTAAAGCACCAGTACCTTCCATTCTAAAACTATAAGGTTTGTTTGCTCCATCTGCTATAATAACTTGACCATAATCAAATGTAGCTCCATCAAACAATGTAAATTGACATTGTCCTTGTCCTGTTCTTGTAAGTGTGCTTCTACCTGTAAAAGCTGTATGGTTATCTCCACTACTAGCGACAGAAGCTCTACCTATGTTTAACCAGTTTTGTCCATCGTTACTAAAAAATATTCCAGTATCTGCTGTAATAATTACTCCATCAGCATATGGAAATGTTCCAAGTATAGTAGTTGCACTTCCTGTAGGTCTTGTAGCATTTGTTGTACCAAACTTTGCAAAACCATTGATTCGTCTATAACCACCTTCAATAGATACTTCAAAGTTTTTTAGGTCTCTTGCTGAACCGGGGCTTTTAAGTAAATCTATTGAGTTTGATGATTTAACTAATCCTCCAGCACATGCAACAGTATATGGTTGCGATTGTGCCACTAGAAGTATCTCCTATCGTCTGTCATATATTTTGGTTGAGGATTCATCAAGTTAGATTTCATCTGTCTTAATTCTTTTTTATAATCTTCTAAAGCAAAAGCTGCTTGTTGAGCACTTTCTTTAAACTGCCATACATAGTATCGTACTCTAGCAGTTATAACATTTACATATTGTTCTGGAAATACAACTGTATCTCCGTGTGCACTTAACTTTGTAGGTTTGTCAAATGCATAAAAATGTATGTTGTAAACTTTGTCTGGTATTGGACTTAATCCAAATTTTCTAGAATCTGGAGATTTAATAACAAATTGTGGTTCTCCATAATTTTGTGTATCTGCATCATCTGCATTATCACCATCTCTATAATAACGTTTCCAATCTGTTAATGTTAAAAATTTTAAACCTTTAGAAACAAAAGGTGAACTTTCTCCACTTACATTGATTGTAGTAACATAAAAATCATCCCAATCAATAGAAGCGTAATCATTTGCAATATTAGAACTGCTTTCTTTTAGCTCGTACCATCTTGTTCCTGCAGTTGTAGCAACAGTTACGTTACCATAAAACGGGTCTGTTGAGCCACTTTCACCTACTGCAAAGAAAGGTAACTGAGGTTCAGCGTTTGCAATATCAAATATAGACTTATTAACTGCATCTTTTACAAATTGTTGTAAACCTACAGCACTTGCAAAGTTTGCTGATGTAAGAGGAATCTCATTTAATTCTCTTAATATTTCGTTAGTTATGTCTAAATATGTTGTTGCCATTATTTTTTGCCTTTAGCTTTACCTTTAGCGTTACCTTTAGCTTTTTTCTTTGCGGTTTTACTTAGCTCATTAAAATGAAAAAGTCTTACACTTGTTTTAGTATGAGATTTATTTGTATGTAGCTGACCATTAGGCATTTTATGCATACTGCCTTTATGCTCAGTACCATCTCTTTTATAATGTTTTACACCTTTAGCCATGATTAATTTGGTTCAGCCATAGGTGTATTATCCATTACTGGACCACCATCTGTATATTGAACTCTTCCACCACCATACATCATGTCTTTTTTCTTTTTCATACCCGGCATCATACCTTTCATCATTCCTTCTCTTTTTTCTTTTTTAGAAGGTCGTCCTACTGAGCTTCCGTATGTTCCTTTTCCCATTGGCATAATTATTCTCCTTATATTAAATTTAAAAAGTGGAGGAGTCCGAAGACTCCCCCGAATTGATATTAGTCAATTACATAGAATGCACTAACAAGAGCTTCTTCTCTAAGTACTTTCGCACCATAGACATGAAGACCTCTAACAATATCACCAAACGATGTTGGGTCTCTCAACACTTCTGTTGAAAGGATAGTGTTAGCAGTAGCAGTTGAACTCATATGTCCAGCCATTACTTTACCAGTAGCATTAGATGTAGCAGCAATGTTATTAGATTTGTACATATCAAATCCTCTTAACTTACCACTTGACACTAATCCATTTCTAATTGAACCTTGACCTGCGTTGAAGTCAACAGACAATAGTTTAGAACCAGACTGTGCTAATTCTTCATAGAATGAAGGAGGAGCAACAAACCATCTACCTTCTTCAGGTACATTTTGGTCGTCTAGTAATCTAGCCATTCTAGCCATAAGGTCAATAGCATCAACACCAGTTCCGTCAGAGCCTAATAGGTCTACAGAATTAGTTGCGTGAGACATAGTAGCATCAGCAGTTGCACTATCTGAACCAATAATATGGTCAGGTGAGCTAGATGAACATCCACTAAACATAGTTGCTAATACAGCAGCATCGTATGAATCTTTAAGAGCATACGCAGCAGAGCTAGAAGCTACTTCTTTAAAGTTGACATGTGACATATTTGTTTCAATATCATCTACGATGAATTTGAAAGCTTTAGCACTATCAACAACCAAAGTAATTTCTTGGTCTGTTAGTCTAGTTTCAGTTGTGTCTGTATTTCTTGTGTAGTCTGACACAGAAATTACAGGTTCTTTAATAATCTTTACAGAGTCTCCGAAAGAGGCAATTTCACCAGCATAATCTGTGTTGGTGATAGCTTCTACAACCGAGGCTTTTCTAAAGAAGTTTAAAACCTTTTTAGAGTAAACCGAAGGTAAAAAGAAACTATTAGTTTGTCCACTTACGGAGTTTGCAAAGTTAGCATTTGTATCGGTTGAGGGTTCAAAA